CGGTCTCCCGCGCTTCCCCCGCCCCCGTGCTCGCTCGCTGCACTTTGAGTTCGAGGCTGTCGGACATGACATTCACGCCGCCGGCGCTGAACTCATTGCCCAGGGCGTCCTGCCCGAGGCTTTCCAGGGTGTCCTTCAGCGCGCCGGGGTTGGCCACGTCCGCAGACGCCGCCAGGATCGCCATCAGGTTCGCGGTGGCGCGGCTCACCTGCACCTGGTCCTCACTGATCTCGCGCAGAGACCGGAACCAGTTCAGGGACGCGGCGGGCTCGGGCCATCCGAAGCTGGCGTCGTCGGCCTCGTTGACCGCCAGGTGGAGCAGGTAGGCGCTGGCCTCCGCCGAGGCCCCCGCCGTGTCATTGAGGGGATCGTTTCCCGTGTCCCGATTAGTCAGGTCCCGGTACAGCCGCACCTTCGACTCGCCCGCCGGCTCGAGAAGCTTACTGCCGGCATTCCAGCGAAAGACAGGCGTCTCCGTGCGGTAGTACAGCGGGCGCGCCCCATCCTCCGGATCCGGGATGATGCTGGTCACGCAGTTCGCGGGGACGTAGCGCACGCTGACTTTGGCGCCGATCGCGCGCACCAGGATGAACAGATCACCGTCGAGGAGGAGCTGGCGGGCGCGGCGGTACTGCACGGGCTCGGCGAACATGCTCTGTTGGTTGTCCGCGGCCGTCCAGAAGTCGAGCAGGGCTTGCTGGGTTCTCTCGTCGCGGCTGGAAGGCGCCTGCACGCCCTGGTCAAACGCGAAGTTGGTCAGCCCGCAGATCGCCCGCTTGACGTAGGGGTCGCGCCGGAAGGCCTCGCGGCAAAGCTTGCGCTGCACCTGAAGCACCGGTCCTCGGTCAGCGCCCTGCCGGTCCTGAGTCAGGCGCCAGCCCAGGTCTTCCTGCATCCGGGCCACCAGGCGATCACTCTCCTGGAGGCGCCGGGCGAGCTCGGTGACAAGCTGCCGTTGTCGGCGCCGGTCCACGCCGCCGAGGGTGGCCAGGTTGAGCGCGGTTTCTCTCAGACTCATGCCAAGCTCCTACGCTGCGCCAGTCGAATGGTCCGCTGCGTTCGCAACCCGCCAATAACCCCCATCACCAGGTAGCGCAGGGGGTCGAGCGCGTGGTCAAAACCCTTGGCGGGGTCGGCGTCCTCGAGCGCCCGCCCTTCGGAATCCGTGCGCCAGGCGTACTGCCCGCGCTCGGCGATCAGGTTAGGGGCCGCGTTTTCGAGGACTGCCAGTTTCCCGCCGGCGACCAGGGCCTGTACTGCACGTACGCCGTCGAGCCGCTTGTTGTTCGCGGCCACCACGGGCAGTTTAGCGCGCTGCAGGGTGAGGATCGCGTTGGCGTCCTCGGGGTCGGCAAACCACTGTACGACGCCCCAGCGCGAGGTCAGATCGCGGCAGGTGGTCAGCCAATCCTCGCCGGGGCTGTTGCTGATGACCTTGCCGCGCTCAAACACCTCGTCGAGCACCAGCACCAACCCCGTGTCGGTCACCCCGGCCACCAGCATACAGCCCGGCGCCGTCACGCCCCAGTCAATCCCGCCCACGATGCGCACGAGCTGCGGGAGGGCCTGCGTCCACGTCGCGAAGGGCCGGTACACCAGGCCGGACATTGAGACAAAGAGCGCGAGGAGCTCCTGGTCGTAGAAGCTCGTGCCCTTGCCGTAGTCTTCCTCGAGCGCCTCGAGGTACTCGGGGTCGGTCAGGTACAGCGGGTTGGCGTGCGTTGCCCAGGTATGAAAGCCACGGCGGGCCTGTCGCGCCGCGGGCCACGTCTCCCGGTCGCCCACAAACTGCCGATAGACCCAGTTCTGCCCCTTGGGCGTCGTGGTGATCCAGCCGCGGTGAGGCACGCCGGGTTGGCGGGTGCGCCCCAGGCAGACCCGCCAGGTGTCTTCCTTGCAGAGCGCCGCCTCGTCAATCCAGAAGAAGCCGACTTCCCCGCCACGCAGACTGTCCGGGTCCTGGGCGTGGCCGAAGAGAATCTCGCTCGGCTCGCCGTTATCATCTCGCAGGCCAGGAAAAACCAGGCGGTTCTCCTGCTTGAAGACCTCCACCTCGAGCTGCGAGCCCCACCAGCCAATGACCTTGCGCAGGACGCGAGCCGTACTGCGCTCGAGCATCCGAAAGCTGGGCGCGACGACCAGGCCCTTGATGCCGGGGAAGCGGATGCAGTGACGGACGGCGTCGCAGGCCCCGGCCTCCGACTTGCCCCCGCCGATGCCGGCGACGGCCGCGCGGTAGCGGGACTTGTCGTTTAGGAAGGCTTGCTGGGCGGAGTGGGGCCCGTAGTGGCGCCGGAAGAAAGCGCCGAGCGGTTCCCCGCGGGCAGGCCGATCAGGCGGCAGTTTGCGTTCAGTCGTCGTCGCAATCCCCTGTCGCCTCCTCGGGCTGCTCGAAATGGTTGAGCGGATCATCGTCGGAAAAGACGGGCAGCGGGATCGCGGTGACCTGGCCGCTTACCGCCATGCCCTTGCGCTCGGTCACCACGCCACGCGCCGCGGCGATCTTCTCGGCAGCGTCCATGGCTACACGCAGGGCCCCGACGCAGACATTGCCGCCGGCCGTCTCTACCGTCTCCCAGGCCTTCGCCATGATGAGCTGCAGCCGCCCGAGGTACTGGTCCAAGTCGGCGGCGCTTTCCTCGGGGGCAACGATCTCCAGCGTGGCGCCGTATTCCAGCACGCGACTCTTCGCCGTCGAGCGGTCCACGTGAAACTGCCGGGCGATGGTGGACCAGTCGGCCCCCATGCAGTGCAGGGCCCAGCCCTTTTCAATCCAGGCCGAATCGTTGGCGTTGTCGGGGCGGCCGTTGCGCTTTAGCTCGGGCGTGACGGCCGGCTTCTTCGCAGCGGGCTTGCGCTTCGCCGGCGCCGCTGGTTTGTCCGGGGTCTTCCGCGCTGCCATGTCAGCCTCCGACCCTCTCCCGGTTAACCGGGAACTGACTCACCGGCACCAGGCACTCTTCCAGGTCCCCGGTCACGACGCGCTCGCGCTTGACGGGTACGCCCTGGGCGGCCCCGAGGACTCGACGGGGCCGCGCCCGGCGCATGGCGGCGAGTATCTCCAGGCCTTCTTCGGCGTCGTCGCCGCTGAGGCAGGTCAGCCGCTGTTCCCGGTGGCGGGCGAGAAAGGCGGCGGTCTGGCGCTGCTCTTCTTCGCGTGAGATCGTGCGTCGGCCAGTGTTGACGAGCATGGGCTTAAAGCAAAACGGCCCCTGCTTTTGGCAAGGGCCGTCAATCTGGAGACGCTTTGATTTCCTGGGAGCAACCCTATTGTACACTTTTGCGAGGGTCTGTCAAGGGGTTTTCTCCGGTGTAGAAGAAATGCAGGAGCTTCCTCCCGATAAGCTCCAACCCCGCGCAGGTCTCGCCCATGCCCGTGATCGGCAGGCGCGAGGTCGTGGTCTCTTCGCTCGGCGGCTCGGCTTCTTCCACGGTCACGAGGCCAGGGGAGTCCACGCGGGCCACCACGTAATCCCCGACCTTCACGACGAAACGGCCTCCGGGCGTCGAGTTTCTGCCAGCGGTGGCAGATATTTCGGCTTGCCGCCAGACGGCCACCAGCTCGTTGCCGATGAGCGACCGCAGGCGCGGCAGTCCGTTCTCGGCTCCCTTGCAGGCCGGGCAGGAGGGCAGCTTGTCGCGGCGGGCGCACTGCGGGCAAGCGCGAGGGGCAACGGCATCCCGTGGCTTCGCGAAGTCTCCGTATCGGCTGGGCTCCCAAGGGGCTTTCGGCTGGGTCAGTTGCTTTTGCATGGTTCCTCCTGGTGCGGCGGCGATTATTGGCGCTCCATCAGCATCCACTGGTCGTCGCTGAACTGCCCGGCTTCCAGCCTCGCGAACCCCACGGGAAGCATCCCCATCAGCGCGGGCGGGCTGGGCATGGTCAGGTGTACGTCGTGCACGTGAACCCATCCGGCGCCGGTGAACATAAACGGGTTCGGGGTGTGCACAAAGAGCCGGCCGCCTGGCGCCACGTGCTGCGCGAGGTCGGCGATCACGTCACGCGGATCGGAGAAGTGCTCGAGGAAGTGCGTGGCGACGACCAGGTCATACTCCTGGGTCACCGGAGCCTCGTCTCGCTCGGCCAGCGGCACGCCCCAGCGTATCGGCGGCTGCCACTGGAAGAAGTCCGTGAGTTCCACCGTGCCCGGCGGCAAGCCCCACTTCTCGGCCCACTCGACCGAGCGCGGGCACAGGTCAACGCCGTGGACTTTCCAGCCGGCGTCCGCCAGAAGCTTGAGCAGACAGCAGTGCCCGGGAGCGATTTCCAGGGCGCGACCTGGCGCCAGCTCCTCCGTCGCCCACTCCAGGTATCTCCGGGACCAGATCCAGTGCTGCTCCAGATCCACGTCCGGCAGATACTCATCGTTGTAGCGGTCGTCCGGGATGGACGTGCGCAACTGCTGGAGCGAGCCGCACCGGCGGCAGGTGTGGAATGTGCCAGCGGGCAGCAACTCGTGCTCCAGACCCAGGTCTCCGCCACAGCAGCGGCAGGACGGAAGTGTGTTCTCGGTTGTCTCTTCGGTAGCCATGAAATCTCCTCTCGCGACGGCGGTGGGCAGTCTCAGTCAGCGGCCGGCTACGGTGCTCTCGCCCCTTCCGGCGTGAATCCAAACTCCGCCATGACCAGGGGCTCGATCCGGCTGCGCTCGGGGTGGGGCTTGCACTGCTCCCGGATCAGGCCCGGCGTGAGTTCCTGCTTCTCACCCAACAGGAAGCTGATGTTCGCGCAGACCTGGGTCACCGCCGGGTCGTGGCCGTTGCCGTTCTCGGGCTCTGAAATTGCGTTAAGCAATTCCGGCTCGGGGATTGTGGATAACTCGGTGGATAACTGCCCAGCGCCGTCTGGAGGTGAGGAGTTAGGTTCCCTCCGGTCTGGTTCTTTCTGGTTTAATCCGGTCCGGTCAGGTTGACGACTCGTTAACGACTCGTTAACGGTTCGTTGACGACTCGTTAACGGAGCGTTCTGTGTTCGTTGACGCTCCGTCCACCAGCGTATTGCGTCACGCCCCCAAGCCTGCTTTGAGGGCTTATTGGTGGCCTTTTCGTACTCAGACTTGATCTGCTCGGCCTGGGCTCGGCTGGTGACCGCGCCCGGCTTGGCCGGCGGAGGAGGCAGCGCGCTCGGGTGGAAGTTGTCAATGCGCTGGTGCTCGAACCAGCCCGTCAGAAATCCGTAGGAGTGACCTCCGGCGCGGTAGATCACCACGAGGCCAGCCTTCCGCAAGGCCTGGAGGGCGTGGTTCACCTGGTCCGCGGTAGTCGCGTCCCCGCGCGGGAAAACGGCGTCCAGGATCGCCTCCGGGTCCGCAGGAAACCGCCCCTCGTCGTCGGCGGCGCCGGCGCAGAGGTAGCCAAACAGGAATCGCTCCAGGAGCGGGAGCTTGCGGAGTTTGGGGTTTTGGAATTGATCACCGTCAACTGAGCGAATTCTCGCCACTCAAAACCACCCTCTTATCAAAATCTCACATCGGCAGCGGAACGTTGCTCTCCGCCGCGGCTGCCTCTCGCGCTTGCTCTTCCCGCCACTCTTCTTCGCGCATCCGGTCCGCTCGAGCCCAGCGGTCGCGGACGGCGGCGGGAATGTCGTCGGCGCGACCGGGAATGAAGTCCTCCCATGGCGGTTGTCGCTTGTGGGGAACCTTCTCTCCGACAAGCAGCTTGTACGCAATCCCCTTCGTCCTCCCCCGCGGTATGTGTGCGCAGATCGGAACAGCGCCGGTGCTCTGGCAAAGCGCGTACAGGGTATTCCACTCTCCCGGACTCATGCTTGCGCTGCGCTTGCACTGCACGAAGAGCACATCGCCCGGCCGGATTGCTACCAGATCCGCAGGCCCCTTCGACTGTGCCGCTCTCAGTACGTGGTAGCCCAGCCCTCGCAGGTGATCTCGAACGCGGTACTCGAAGGCCCGGCCAAGTCTATAGCGCGTTTGCCTCGGAGCCTTTGACTCGACCAGGGCCTCCCATTCATCGGGAAAGAACGCGCGCAAGGTCCGGGAGAAGCCCAGGTCGTCAAGGTTATGGCGTTCGCAAAACTTCCCCGGCCCGAGGCTCGACTGGCGGAACTTCTCGAATA